CGAGCCGATGGCGTTTTGCCACCAATCAGGCAGAATTGAATCTTTTAACTGCCACCCCAACAGGGCGATATGATCGCGCACATCAGCTGCCAGCTGATTTACTAATGCTACATGCTGTAACAGTTAACGATGCTGTTATTGAGTATAATGTTTATGGTGATAAAGTATTTAGCGATTCAGCATCAAGTGATTCATTAATTGCAGACTATACATTTAGGGCATTAGAGCAGGACTTTCCTTCATACTTTACTGTTGCTTTGCAATTTTCTTTAGCAGCTGCATTTGCTTTAGGCATAGCAAGAGATGAGCAACTATCAAGTGTTCTTGAAGGTAAAGGCGCACAGTTATTGCAGCAAGCTAAAACACTAGACAGTCAGCAACAAACAACACGCAAGCTACTGACATCGAGGTTTATTACTGAAAGGCGAAGTTAATGGCGAGAGTTCGCATACCGCTTAACAACTTTGTTTTTGGTGAAATTAGTCCATCTTTGACTTCAAGGGTGGATTCAGCAATCTATAATCAATCAGGACAATCCGTTAAGAATGTTTTTATTCGTGCAGAAGGTGGTGTCATAAACCGCCCCGGCTCTAAAAGAGTTCACAACTTTTCACAAAGTTATTCACAGCCAAGCGCAACAATAACTGTTTCTGATTTTGCAAATATAGCTGTTGGCACACAGCTTACTTTTGTAGTGAGTGATGATACAAAAATTACTCTTGAGTTTGAATTAGCTACATTTGATATTTCTATTGGTAGTATAAGCGGAACATATATTGTTGGAGAAACAGTTACCGGCGGAACATCATCAGCTACTGGTGTTTTTATTTCTAATACTAGTTCAAAAATGGTTCTAAAAACAATAAGCGGAACATTTCAAAGTGGAGAAACATTAACAGGGGGAACTTCATCAGCAACATCAACTTCATCAAGTACACTTACCACTTCTTCTGCAAGTGCTGCTATAGGAAACAAGCATTTTGTTCGTGCTGATCTTTCTAATAATGCAACTGCTGATAATATATTTACCGCTCTTAATGCTGTAACTGGATTAACATCAACAAATCCGGGAGCAGCTGTTGTAACAGTTACAAGAGATGGTTTTTTTACAGGTGATCGTAAAGTTACTACTACAGATTCAACAAGGCTTGCAGTTACAGATTTTACGATTGTTGACCAAAAGATCCGTCTTGAACCTTTTATATTTTCAAGTGATGAAAAATATGTTGCTGCATTTAGTTCCGGCAAGATTGAGATGTTTCGTGTAAATGCTGATGGATCTTTTAATTCATTAGTATCAACAATAACACAAGACACCTCGAGTGCATCACTGCCATTTACAGATAGTAATTTACAAGAATTTACCTACGCACAGTCAGGTGACTTTATGTTTATTGCTCATAATGATTTTATGATTCGTGAGTTGGTAAGAACAAGTCTAACGGCATTTGAGGTGAGAACATTTACATTTGATACAGATGCTGATGGCAATAAAAAACTACAGCCATATTATAATTTTCATGCAAGTGGTGTAACGATTACTCCATCCGCAACATCAGGTAATGGGATTACACTTACAGCAAGTTCATCATATTTTGTATCAGGACATGTTGGTGTAAGTCTTTTGATTAACGATACACAGGTTGATATTACAGCTGTAGCAGATGGAACAAGTGCAACAGCAAATGTCCAAGGTACTATTGAAAGAAGATTAGATTTTGATTCTCTCAATACCACTCAAGGATCAAATAAAGTTCGTGTAATACATTTGAATCATGGCCTTGCATCTGGAGTTACAGTTACTATTGCTGGTGCTGGTTCTTTGGGGGGCATAAGCAACAGCAATATAAACGGCAGTAGAACTGTTAGTTCTGTTATAGACAAAAACACTTTTGAATATACAGCTGGTGGCTCTGCTACTTCTACAGCAACTGGTGGTGGCACACCAACTATTTCAAGTGTTGCTGCGACAACTGAATGGTTTGAGCAATCTTATAGTGACCTTCGAGGTTTTCCAGCTGCTGTTACATTTCATGAAAATAGACTTTGGTTTGGCGGCACGCCCTCACAGCCAAGTGGAATATGGTCATCTGTAAGTGATGAATATTTTAACTTTGATGTTGGTGAGGGTGGCACAGCTGATGCAATTGATATTGAAGTTGCGGTTGGTGTGACTAATTTTATCAGGCATCTTGTATCTAATCGTGATTTGCAAGTGTTTTGTAATCAGGGCGAGTTCTTTTTGCCAGCTTTTCAAGATCAACCTATTACAGCATCTATAGCAAAAGTATCTGAACAAACACCATTTGGATGTAGCTTTGTACGTCCTGCATCTCTTGATGGTGCAACATTATTTGTACAAGCAACTGGTACTGCTGTTAGAGAGTTTTTATTTAATGATTCTGAAGGTGCATATACAACAAATATGATTTCTATACTTTCATCTCATTTAATATCAAATCCCTTGCAACTTACTAATGTAAAAGGCTCTTTGGATAGACCCGGTGCTTACGCTTTCTTTTTAATGGATAATGGAGAGATTGCTGCATTTTATAGTATCAGATCTGAGAAACGTGCTGGCTGGATGCGTTGGACAACTGCAGGGAGATATCATTCTATATGTGCTATAGATGAAAGTTTGTTTGCTGTTACTGTAAGAGATGATGGATCAGGTACAAATAAGTTTTTTCTTGAGCAATTTGACAAAGATTTGAATATGGACTTCTCAGATGATTTTAATGGTTCAGCTGGTGTGTTTGCTGTATCCAGTCACTTTTCGAATGGTGCGGTTGTAGATGTCGTTGATGATACAGAGTATCTAGGTTCATTTACTGTATCTGGTGGTAATGTAGATGTAAGTGCTGTAAAGGCATCAGTAAAAGCAGCAATAGGTTATAAGTTTGTTCCTGAGTTAACAACTAATGCTATTGATCTTGCGAATGCACCCGGCGGTCCAATAACAGGAAGGCCAAGAAAGATTACAAATGTAATTTTAGATTTGGAAGAGACACTTAGCATATCTGTTAATAATACAAATATGATTATACGGAATGTTACATTTGATCCATCAACACCACGTGAAGCATTTACAGGTAAAAAAGAGTTTCGTGTTCTTGGATATAGCAGAGATCCGGCAGTGACTATCTCACAGATAGCACCGCTTAATATGCAACTTAACGGTATGGTAGTAGAGGTAGCGTTCTCATGATTGAGTATTTATTTATAGCAGCTGGTGCTTCTATGGAAATCGCTGGTATTGATCAAGCGGCTAGAGCAAAAGAAATACAGCAAAGAGAAATTGCAAGACAGGCAAGAGATAATGCACTTGCTATCAAAGCACAAGCTGAACGTGATGCAACATTAAGATCTCAAAGGTATTCAGAGTTTTTAAGAGATTCTTCTGCAATACGTGGGTATAACAGACGTGGTGCTGACAGATCATTTAAGGCAATACAAGAAAAAGCAAGAACACAAACTGCTGATGAACTTCGTGCTGCGCGAATACAAAGTCTTTTTGCTCGAGGTCGATCTGAGCAACGAGCAAGATTTGCAGAGTTTGAAGGTGAGCAAGCAAGAACATTGGCAACATTGGAATCATTTTCTGCATTAACTAGTGCTGGTTATGATGCATATCAAGTGAAGTAAAATGGCTGAAATAAAAGTATTAAGACCATCAGAAACACGAATTGGCCCTATTGGTATTGTAGCGATGGGAGATGGCGCTGCGGCTGTTGGTAGGGCTATGAGGCAGACAGGTAAGGAACTTCGAGAGCTTGCCTATAAATCTGCTTATGACAAAGAAAAAAAAGAAGGTGAGCAAGCTGCTCAACTTGCAACTATTAGTGCAAGAAATACTACGAGTGGTCATATTGAGTTTCCACCATTGCCAGAAAATCTATCACCTGTTGCTGAAAAATATTATGAGCCTATTGCGCGTAAAAGATTTTTTGAAGCTGTTGCAAATGATGTCGATGAAAAAGCATTAGAACTTGCTCGTAAGTATCCAAAAAATGTTGATGCATTTGATGAAGAGTTTGAAGCATATGCAAATACTACAGCTACAAATAGTGGCGATCTTGAACCACTTGTTAGACAGATTACAAATCTGGCGCAAAAACAATATGGCAAAACAATATATGAAGCGGGTTTAAAAGCTAAACAACGTGAAGATGCATCACATGCTAACAGAGGTTTAAGTAGAGATATAAACGATCTGCAAAATATTGCAGCACAAAAAGGTGGGGCTGGTGCAGCTATTGCGGCAAGAGATTCTGCTATAAAACGAGCAGAAGAAATTTCTGCTGAGTTTGAAAACATTTTTGGCGTAACATATTTAGACGAAAGACAATCAAGAATTGACTATAGTTATTATAGAGGTTCATTAACACGTATTTCAAATGATGTTGTAGAAGCCTATGAAAAAGAAAATATAGGACAAGCAAACAATCCAGAAAGAAAAGCTGCTGTAGCGAGTGATATTTACAATACTATAGTTGTTGCTCTTAGAGAGGGTAATTTAGAAAAGGTAACAAATAGCAAGTTAAAAGCAGTTTTAATACGTAATGGATTTAATCAAAAGTTTTTAGAAGAGTTAGTAGAATCAGGAAAAGCTAAAACAATAGCAAGTGATATTGCTGCAACATCGGGGCAGATTCAAGAACAGCTTAATGCTGAAAGATCGCAGAGAATTGTAGCATCTAATCTAAAATCTTTAGAAGATGGTATTTCTTTAGGCAAAGAAGATGGCAATGGCATTTTATCAAGTGTTTACGGTATTCAGAATGGAACTGATTTTAAGGAAAAGATTCGTGGATTATTAACTCCGCCTGAGGGCATGATTGGCAGTCAGCTGGCTCAATGGAGGGCTGATTCAAGGCCCCTGCAACAGTTGCTGTTTAACTCAGATGGTCCATTGCCAGAACCTGTTACAGATTATTTTGATAGTATAGATACATTACAGGGTGAAGATCTTGATATAGCTCTTGCAGTTTATCAACAGGCCACTCGCTTTGTAAGTGGCAAGCAAGGTGGGCCTGTATTTACACAGAAATTAGCTAGAGGATTAGACCGAAAAACAATTCTTCAATATGAAACATTTATAAATATTAGAGATACTTTTGGGACTGAAAAAGTCCCCGAGTTTGTTTCTAATTATAGAAATCTTAAATTTAATAGTACGCAAGATGTATTAAATAGCAGGATAAAAACAGCACTTGATAGTAAAGAAAGCGCACAGGTAGCAACAAGAAATTTTGTTGCAGATATTCTCGATGATGCATCTCCTGAAGAAATAGATTTTTTTTCAACATATGCTGATGATCTTCTACTTATGTATCAAAATAAAAAAGAAGTTAAAAAAATATTAAAAAATGCATCTGAAACATTGTTCAAAGAGAGTAAGTTTTTACATGAAAAGGTTGGTAGATCTAATTATGCACCAGAAGCGGCATATGCCGATGAAACAACATTAGGGTATTTTACAGAGGGTGTTGCAAAAAAAATAGAACTTTTGCCAAATACTGACCCAACTGTTTTTGAGCCTAATGGCAGACGGCCTGAACTTGGGAAAGATGTATTTTTAATTCCTGATAGAAGATCAGGTACATCTTTGCCTGTTTATTTTTTAGTAGATAAAGACAGAAACATTCTTCGTGCAAATGGTGCGCCTTTGCTTGTAGGCCACCATTATGTTGCATCTAAGGTAACTGAATATCGTATTAATCAAATTGCAGCGTCTGAAAAAGCAGCTGAAAAAGCACTGGCTAGACAAAGGCAAATACGCAAAAATTGGGAAGCTGGTGGTGTATTGGAACAATTCCTTGTTGCTCCATCAAATGTTTTGTAGGAGTGAATATTGAGTGATCTTGGTAGAAGAGATTTTTTTATACCAATACCAAATGCTCTTACGGATGAAACACCTGTTTCTTGGTATGAGGGCTGGAAGGCAAATGCTGCTTATGCAACCATGCCTCTCATTGAGAGAATCGAAGAAGAAAGACGTTTTGCTGATGTACCTATAGATCCAACATTCAATGTTGTTCAGAATATTTCTGAAGATTTACTTCCATATTACGATGATTTAGTTCGTGCAAAAAATGCAGAACATCTAAAGTTTCTTGAATTACGGGCAAGAACAGCTATCTCTCGGAGAGAGCAAGCTGCAAAAGCACCTTTTACAGCACAGATTGTTGGAAGCCTTACAGATCCACTTGCTGTAACAGCACTTATACCCGGACTGAATTATGTAAAACTTGGCAAAACTTTTACACAGGCTTTGACTAGGGCTGGCGGTGTTGGTTTTGCTTATGGTGTTGCATCAGAAGCAAGGCGAGCACCTTTTGCTGTAGCTGATGAGCCGGGCGAGGCTTATGCAAACGTAGCTGCTGCTACTGTATTTTCTGCTGGTCTTGGTGGTGTTATGAAAGGCGCATCATATGCAAGACCATTTTTTCAAAGTAGTGCAGCTAAGGTAAACAAACTGTTTCAAGGTAAAAAATTTGACCACATGACATCAAAAGATAATTTGGGTGAGTTGTCTTTGGATGATGGATACACACCAGCTAAAGGTGGTGACTACGATCCTGTAGTAAGTAATCCTCTTGCAAGCCCTTCAATGGTTGCTATGAATCGAACTGATTTACCTGATGAAGTTAAAAAATTATTTGCACTTCTCAGTTCTAATGCTTCTGTATCTACACAAGGAAATAGGCGTGGTATTGGATTTCAATCTGTTGCTCAAGAATCTGTTACTTATCAAGGGCAGTTCTATAATCTTGTAAGGCGTATGCGTGATTTACATTCACAAGAAACAAGAGGCATCAATAAAGCATTTCAATTTTTTCAAATATATAATCCTCGAAGTGGTTTTGATGATTGGGCAAATGACACAATAAGGCGTTATATATTTAGCAAGTCACGTGATCCACAGCTTCGTAGGCTTGCAGCTGATGGCATATCAGATCAACAAAAAGAAGTTGGGGTGTTAATATCAGATACGCTCAAAGCATTTTCAGATGATATGAAATATTATGGCGTTGTTAAAGACGATGAAAAGTTACGCGCATTAATTGCAAAAAATCAAGCAGAGCTTGATTCTGTTACCAAAAAATTAATTAAATTAGAATCTGACATAGCTAAGATGCCAAATAAAGCTGGTACTCAAAAACAATTTGCCTTGCAAAATGTTTTAGATAGTAAACAAGCAAGATTAAAAGCACGTATTGAGTTTTATGAAGGACAGATTGGCAAAGTTCTTCGTGAAGATTATGTCTTTCCAATTTTTTATAATAAAGAATTGTTAATGAAAGATGAAGGAGCAAGATCTGCTCTTACTCAAATATTTGCAGATGAATTTACAGCACAAAGAATTGCATCTGGCAATGACCCAGCTGGCGCATTTGCTGATGCAGAAAGAACATTAGCTCGTATTCTTCAAGAAGATGGCGAGGATATGGCTAACATTCTTCAAAGCAAAACAACAGAGGGTCGTGCAAAACATCTCAAAAGTCGCAAAACAAATGTAGATGTATCAAAGGTTTATGATTACATCCTCACTGATCCAGAAGTTCTTTATACATATTTTGATCGCATGGGTCGTCAAATTTCTTTTGCTAATAAGTTTGGTGGTAGAAATATTGATGAAGTGCTTGAAGATATGGAAGATTTGTTACGTGGGGCTGGTAAGTCAAATGAAGAAATATCTCGTTTAAAAGCTGATTTTTATGGTGATTATGAACGTGTGATGGGTACATTACAACGTAGTCCAGATCGTTTAGATAATGCTGCTGTTAAGGCTGCTAAATCTTG